GACCTCCCCTAGCTATTCGGCCTTACCGGGGTTCCGCCGGGGCCGTATTGTCGCGGCTCCAATCGCCCTCGTGAGGTAAGCAAATGGACACGCAAAACGACGCGACCGGGACCGACAATTCGGGCGACGGCGCGGATACGACCGCCGCCGCGACTCCGCCTGTCGCGCCCGCTCCCGCCGCCCAGGCGAGCGACGCTCCTCGCGAGGATGGCGACGACGTCAACAGCAACGCGGAAATCCTCCCGCCGGCCACGAACGACCAAGGCTTTGCCCTGCTCGACGCGTATCCGCTCAATCTCCGGTTGCGCGCCGAGGCGCTCGTCAAGGACGGCAAGGAAACCGACGACGCCGGCCTCGTGTCGGATGACGATATCGCTGCCACAAAGGTACGCCTCGACGCCGAGGAGGCGGAGCGTCACCCGGCGGTCAACAAGCGCATGAAGCGCGCCGAGGTTGTCGGTATCGCCCAGGCCGAGGGGATCGAGGTCGCGGACGACGATACGGTCTCGACTATCGTCGACAAGATCGAAGCGGCCCGCGCCGCGTAACAAGGAGCAAAATCCATGCCGGGCACTAACAAGGACTGGTTTAACAAGGTCATTCTCATGAAGCTTGAGACGACCGAGGGAACCGATCCCGTTCCGACGAGCGCCGCCAACGCGCTTCGCGTTCTCAATTTCCAGCCGACCTTTATGGACGCGGATTCGAAGGTCCGTAATCTGGAAACCGCCTATTTCGGCGCCGATCCGGCGGCCATGGCAGCGTTCAAGCGCGGCTGTACGTTTGACATGGAAATGCACGGTTCCGGCACCGCAACGGGCATTGTCCCGTGGAGCATTCCGCTACAGATTGCCGGTTTCGGCGCGGGCACAGTCTTGGCGTCGAGCGTGACGTACGCGCCCATTACGTCGAATATCAAATCCGCAACCGGCTATTGGTATATCGACGATCTCCTTATGCAGGCGATCGGCGGCCGCGCCTCGGTCGGTTTCAAGATCGAAGACGACGAATGGCCGGTATGGAATTTCAACTTCCTCGGCCGGCCGCCTACCGCACTCGCGTCCCAGGCGGTCCCGACCGCGCCGACCTTGACCGGCTATATCGACCCGGTCCTTTCGTCGACGGAAAACACGACGTTCACGCTCGATACGTACGCGGTCGGCCTTCGCCGTTGGACGATGAATGCAAACAGCGACTTGCAATTCCGGTCGCTGATCAACCCGCAGGATCGCGTCAACTACCGCAACCGCTCGTGGAGCGGCGAGATCGTCGCGGAAATCCCCGACCTCACGGCGAAGGATTATTTTGCCAAGGTGCGGCCGGGCACGACGATGGCCGCCTCGTGCGTCCAAGGCAGCGTGACGGGCAATATCGTCCAAATCGATACGCCCAAGCTCCAAGTGATCGGTAACGTCACGATCAGCGAGGAGCAGGGCAAGGCAATGATGACTCTGCCGGTGACAGCACTCCCGAACACGGGTAACGACGAAATCCTTATCACCACTAAATAAGGGTTTCTCCGATGGCCGATTTCGACCTCCTCGCGCTCCCGCTCTTGTGGATACCAATCCAATGGGCGGGCCTCTCCCAGGCCGAGGAGGCCGGCGTCGCCGTCCCGATTACCCATGAGGTCGAGATACAGGTCAAAATCCTCGACCGCGATCAATTCTCGGCATGGCTCAAAAAGTGCCTTGAGGACTCGCAAAACCCGGACGTCGACGCCAAGGTCGAGCGCGAGATTTTCCGCACAGTCGCGTGCAACTGGCGCAAGATCAAAGGCTCGCCGGAATTTTCCGACGACAATATCGACAAGCTCCTCCGTTGGCCGGGTTTCATCGTCGCCTTTGCCGACGCGTACCGCGAAGCGTGGCATGGCCGCGCGAAGGTGCGGGAGGGAAACTCCGCAAGCTCGCCGAGCGCTGGGCGAGCGGAAGAAGCGCAAGGCGCGACGGAGACGGACGCGAGCAAGGCGTCCTAAGCGAATTCGAAAAGGATTGCGCGCGGTTCGGGGTGGACCCGGCCGCGTTCAACCTGGGCGATCGGGCGCTCGCGCGGCCGCCGATCCCGGTATGGCCGGACATGGTCGAGCCCCTCGCGCTGTTCTATGATGCGCCGTGGAATTGGGTATCCCTCGGCCTCGCCGGCGCCATCCGTACGCATATCAATCGCACGGAGCTTGAGACCTCGGCGCGGCTTCTCGACGTCAAGATGACACCCGACGTCTTTGCCGATATTAGGGTCATGGAGGAGCAAGCGCTCCTTGTGTGGAGCCGCAAGCGTGTCTGACTTCGATCTCTCCGCGAGGATCACGCTCGACCCATCAGGGTTTTCGTCCGGCGCCCAACAGGTCGACACCGGTCTCAATAGCATCACGCAAGGCGAGAGGGAGGCGGCCTCGGCCGCGAACGATCTCGCGGCGTCGTCGGGGAACGCGGCCGAATCGCAGAAATCATTGGCCGCCGCGCTGTCCGAAGGATCGAGCGCCGCCAATGAGAACGCGTCCTCGCTCGGCCGAGCCGTCACGGCACAAAACAACACGAGCGAGTCGACGCTCAAGCTCTACGCGGCCGAGCAACGGCTTGAGGCCGCGTACGCCAATCTCGAGTTGGCGCAAAATCGCGCCGCCCAGGCGGCGGAGAACGACGCCAACGCGCAGCTACAGGCGGCGAAAAGCGTAGCGGCGGCCGAGGCACAGGCCGCGCAAGCGGCGCTCTCGCTCGCCAACGCCCAACGGCAAGCCGGGCAGGCCGCAAATGACAACGTCGGCGGTCTCAATCGCCAAGGGTACGCGATCCGCAACGTCGGGCAGCAAATCGGCGACTTTGGACTCCAAGTTACTAGCGGCCAAGACCCGGCCCGCGCATTCGGGCAGCAAATCGGCCAACTCGGTTACGCGATGTCCGAACTTGGCGGGACTGCCGGCACGGTCGGGCGCTTTCTCGTCGGCCCTTGGGGGATCGCGCTCACGATCGCGGCGGCGGTCGCGGCGCCGTTCCTTGAGAAGATTCTCAGCACGAACGCCGCACTTGACGATCAGGTCGACAAGATCAGCAAGGCGGCCGAGGCGGCGGATAGCTACGGCCAAGCGCAATCGCTCCTCGGAAAGATCGTCGACCTCACGACGGGGAAGCTCAAGACGCAAAACGAGGTCTTGATCCAACAAATCAAGCTCCTCGCCCAGGTCAATATTCTGAAGGCGCGGAAGGATGCGAGCGACGCGAGCAACGCGCTCAAGGCCGCCGGTCAACCGAGCGACGCGCAAAC